CCCAACTTTAGGAAAAAGCTGTTTAAGCAAACGTACATGTTTACATGTTTCTCTAGACAACTTCATTAGGTTGATCTTGCGGATCATAAACAGAGTCGTTTTACAATATTTCAGTAAACTCAACACTGTGCCCTAAATGCGATTGAAAAGACTCAGACTACAGATATATTCTGAACTAACACTCCTACGCAATTAAGATTAATCGTAACTTTCGTTGCGAGTTAATTCATTAATATTGTTATGTAGTTTAGTTACGAACTGTCCGTACCGTTTTGCTGTTTTCTTCGACCATTTAACACTGAGAGTATTAAACTCGGAATAGTCCAGTAAAACTTCTGGTTGATCAGGTCTAAATCTTCCTCTTCGGAACTCTAAAGATTTGCGTTTTGCATCTTCAGTCGCTCTAAGAAGTCCCAAACAATACAAATACAAACACGGTGAAAAGACGAGGGTCAGACTTTCTAGAAGTCTATTGGACCATCCTTTAACAGCCGAAATTTTGTAGAATTTTAACCAAAAGTTATATTCTTCATCTGAAGCTTTTTTGGGTGCCTCGTCTACAACTTCATCATATAGAGTGGTTCTTACACCACTAAATAGATGATAGCCGTAACTAAACATAATCAGTTGATCACCTCCGTAAGTGTTCCATATATCCATGAAAGTGGATGTAAGGCGTGCGGAATAAAGGTGTCGACATGATCCAAAATAAGTCCATAAAATTATAAAATTCAATTCTGCTTTACGCGGAAATGAATTTAATAATTCTATAACCGTTTTAGAATCAACTACGATTGATTTGTTATACAGCTCTGCTAGTAAAGCCCCTATCATGTTTGTCTTCCGTGACACTAGTAATAAATTACCAGCACCAATCGGAGACACTTCAAATTCAGGAGTAACTAATCTTTTTGCAAATTCGCATAATCGATCAGAAACTACTGATTTTGACATGTTAATGCTAACGCCTAGAGTACTCATCAAATGTACATATTGTTCAGCAACTCCATCATGATTAATCACGATGTCATCACCAAGCAATGCGTAAGATGTAAAATTCTTAACACCTGCAAGTTTTGCAGCTAAAAGCACCACAATGTGATGAGTTAAAGCTAACATCGCCCACGAGGAGTAAGCACCCATAGGTTGCCCTACTTCGTATTTAACACCTTCATTTTTATAGTACCAAGGATAGTCAAATAAGGTTTTCCAAGAGAGACCATCTAAACCTAAAAGATTTAGAATCTGTACTTGTATATCAACCGGTAATCTATCTGTTGCGGCACTTAAGTCGAAACATGAAAACTTGTGCTCTCTATTAGGGGCTTTCATTAGTCTACTAAGAGGTGCATCTTGGTTAAAGGTTCCATCTGTTTCTTTCGTTTCTAAAACATCAAAGATGCTTTTATGAAGCGGTAAGAGAACTAGTTGAATCCACCAATTTGCCATAGCTACAATACGGGCTTTACCAGCCTGATCATATACGACCGAAAGACGTCCAATAGGTAGACAATCTTTAATCCCACTTTTACACATTACAATGTAAATAGGGCCAACTAATAACCAAATAAGCAAAAGTGAAATTGCAAATTTGAGTCCCTCTTTTTGAGTGACTAATAATTTCAAAACACAAAAAGCTTGTCGAGGGTACATTAATAGCGCTAATGCGTCTATACCTGCCCCCCAAGTTGCTTTTTTGGCGATAGGTCCCGCGGATTCAGAGATAAAGCCTTTGATAGGACCAAATTTTAACTTAAATCCTTTAACAAAATTCTTAACTATACTAGACAGTTGATTTTCATCAAGTGTTCTAGAGGTTCCTGAGAAGGGACTAGTAATAGTACCTAAATCGGGTTTCACCTTAGTTGGGAAAACTCTGAAAATTGAAATAAGTGTTATGATACATCTAGTAGTAACTCTACTTTCAACGGTATCGAACGAAAGTTCTTTACGAATTGAAGGAGGAATTAAAACAGGCAATCCATATTGGTTTACTCTTACACCAATGGCCTTTTGAGCCTTAGTGGTTTGAGGGTTACCCGCTAAATATAAAGTAACTAGTCTTAAGCACTCTTTCAAGTACTTAAAGGCAAAGTTAAAACCGTTCTGTTTAATCAGTTCAGTTACACGCTTTATAAATAGTTTGTAATCTTGATGGAATCTTTTCTCTCTCGTTGCCCAGATGGCAAACTTTAATAGTTTCGGTAATTCCTTCAGAGTTATCCACTCTGTCAGTCTTACGAAACCTTTAAATTTCGCCTTACTAGCCGCAGTAAGAAATTTGTTATTATTAAAAATAGTAGCAATAATTATTGTGGTTAGATAACCTGGGGCTTTTATGTCTTAACTAAAACAGCGTGCTAGGCTATTTTGCGTACTACACCTGCGACAGTGAAGTCATTAAAGAGTGTACCCAAGTTAGTGTATATTATACACATAGCTATTGGCGAACACTCCGATCACTCAGAGGTTTTGCTTGTTCAATACATTTAAGTATTCGAGGGCGCGCTTGGGGTCCCAATAGCAGGACTGAATTAGCTCAACAATCAGTTGGGGGCTAAAACGAGAGTATCT